AGTTGAAGCAACTATGAAAGGTGTATGCAAATACTTTGGTATTACATATAAAGCACCTAAAAAAGAATCTAAGCCAAATACGAATGCAAGTACATCTGCATCAAAAGAAACAACTTATTATAGAGTAGTAACTAATAGTTACCTAGATAGAAAAAATGCTGAAAAAGAAGTTTCGGAACTAAAGAAACTAGGTATTAGTGCATTCCTAGATGCATTTAAGAAAGATGGTAAAACATATTTAAGGGTAATTGCTGGTAGCTATACAAACAGAAAGAATGCAGATGCTCAATTAACATCACTTAAAAAGGAAGGATATAATCCATTTATTGCTGTTTATACAAAAAAATAATAATATTTAATATAAAATATCAAGTTAATAAATTGAACCGTCTTAGAATTGGATTAAATGGATTTTAGGTATAAAAAGAGCTAGAGGGGTTAATCCTCTAGCTCTTTTTATATATATTTATGTTATAAGTATAAAAACGGTATATATACAAAAGTGGTATATATACAAATTTAAGGAAATATAAAGTGTGTACAAGTATTTATTTTACACACTTTATATGTTTAGTCAACTATCTTTGAAAATAATATTTCATATAATTTTGATTTATGATAAAATTATTTTTAAAGATAGTTGCAATAATCCTTATACTATAAATAAAAAACCTAAATATGTATGAAAAAAGGTTGCATATTCTCAACAAAAAGTCGAGTTTATGCAACCTTTTTTTTAAAATAAGATAAGTTTTTAAACTGGTATAGATATTAATTAAGGCCTACAAAATAAGTAACGATATACTTATTTTGTAATATTTATTTTACCCATTGTATGCACAATAAAACTGGAATTTTTGTAAAAAGGAAATTATCGGAATTAATCCTCTAGATCCTTTTTCTCTATAATTATTCTTTTACCGTCGAAACTAAGGTTTACATCACGATAATCTTCGTTTAGATCCATTTGTTCAAGCCACGGCATAGGCAATCCTATACTTGCTCTTTTAGCTCCTGCAGATGCATTTCCACCAACCTTATTTATGTTTAATTTTCTTGTCCTAGTTTCCATTCTTTCACCTACAATACGATTTGTAATATAATATTTACTATTGCTAAAGCTATAGCTATTTTTAGTAACTTATTTGTATCATTCATAGTTTTATGTGATATAATAAAGAAAACATCTACTCAAGGGCTTTCGCCCTTAAGTCTTAGAAGAACTTTTCTATTATAGTATTAGCTATATTTAGAAGTTCTATCAAAAGAAGAATTCGTGCTGTGGTAAGTTCGGAGTTCTTCTTTTTTTTCTTTTGTTTTCTTTTATTACTCACTTGTTCACCTCCTTATCTATATTTATATTATATATTATTGCATTGCAATAGTCAACGGTTTTATATATAATTTTAAAAAATTTCATTAAAAAGGTTGCATATTCTCAACAAAAAGTCGAGCTTACGCAACCGCTTTATTATTTTTTGTATTTTCTTTTATCTATAATTTTGGAATGCTTCCAATCACAAACACATTCAAAATCTACTACTATATTAATTTTATCAACTTGCTCTATATGTATTACTTCTGCTTTACTATCACAGAAAGGATTAATTTATTGTATGTTTAACCAAAAAGTGATATACTCTTTAGTGCGAGTAGAGGGCATACCACTTTTGGTTGTTCTCTTTTTTTATGTTTATTTTTACTGCTCTAGATATCCATCTGAATTTCCGAAGAATTGAGAATCTTCATCTAGTTGTATTTCTTTAGATATTTGATCTTTTATCACCTTATTGAAAGTCTTATATCCTCCGCCAGTACCAACTATAACATATCTGTCTAGCGACCCAAATTTATTAGTTATTTTATTTAAAATATCATTTGCTAGAGGTTCTATAGCAATAAGATAATCAGATAACTTGTACTTTTTATTTTTATATTCTATGTATTCTTTATTATTCTTTAATAAACTATCTATTAAATCTTTTTCTATATCTGCATTTTCTTTTTCATTGAAATAAAGAGTAATTAATTCAGTAAAATCAATTACACCCTTTGGGATAGTTTCAGTTTCATAAGGATAATATATTTCATCATCGTAATCAAACTTATAATTGCAAGCGTCTGTAGTTCCTCCGCCTACATCTATTGATAAAATATCTTGCTTTATATCTCCTATGCTATCGATATTGCTGACAAAAGCTGAATACCCTTCTACTTTTACATCAACAGAGTTAAAAGTTACTTTTTTAGATATACCATTTACAGCATAGTTAAATTCTACTCCAGTTTTAAAATGTTGTTCAAACTCTTTTAAATATGACTTATTAAAATATTGTTTCGGTGGTAAACCTAATTTTAAATCAACCTTTAAGACCTGATCCATTGGATATAGTTCGTGAATCATTAAAAGAGTTTCTTCTAATAAATGCTTTCTAGTATGTTTTAATACATTATTGTTAAGTTCTCCAACGCCTATGTAAATAACAGAGCCATCAAATTCAAACTTTCTAGCTTTTGGATTTAGTATTTCTTTATACTCAATTCGATTAGGTATTTTTACTCTAACTTTCTCACCTTTTTCATACTTAGTAGCTTTTAACATACTATTTCCTAAATCAATTCCTGCACTTACTATTTTCATTTATATCTCCTCCAAATATTTAATTTTAAATGTACATTAAATTGCTTATCTAAACCCACCAACTTTAGGTTTCGTTGGTTCAGTTTCTTTTGTAACTTCTTTAGTTGTTACACTTTCCTTGTTAGTTTTATCTTTATTTTCTATATCTTTCCCTAAACTTTTTACGTGTTCCTCTAAAACTCTCCTACAATACACTCTTAAAGCTCTATCATCTTCATCTGCTAATTCTTTTAAGATGTCTTTAAACGATGTACTTATAGGTATTTGTAAGTTATAAGTTTCTTTACCCATGTTTATCACCTCGCTTATTAATTTAATAATAATTTATTTCGAATTATTTGTCAATATTTTTTAAATTCAAAATAAATTTATTAAAAATCGTAATGCAATTGCATTAAAATCGTTATTAAATTCGATTACAATAAAACTAAAATTCATCGGCAATTATACTACACTTCATTTTAAATTTAATATTAATTTAAAATGATTATATCTGTATTATTCTAGTAGCGGTGTCTTTTCACCTCTATTAGATAAATAGATAAAAAATAAAAACAAAATTATAATTATTCCGTTTCACTTCTAAAAAAATCTAGTTTTACCTATTTAACGACCAGTTTTGTCAAAATTATTTATTTTTTTTATAATTTATATATACTTATTATCAAAAGGGAGGTGTATAACTAAATGAGTAATAAAAAAATATTTTTTGTATTAGGCTTTATTTTAGTATTACTAAGCGTTCCGTTAGGTAGATTTACACTTAATTTATTCTATGGTAATCAAAATCTAACAAGTGAATTTGGTTATATGTTACAAGGGTTTATAAATTCATATATAGCATCAGGCATTCTTATATATGGATTAGGGTATGTAAAAAAACAGTAAAATAAATATTTATGAAAATTAAAATGAAAAGGGGAACAATTATGAGATAAAAAAAGAATTTTGCAAAAGGGTTAGTATGTTTATCTGTTTTAACAATGGTTATTCCAACTATGAAAGTTGACGCTAGTGAGGTATCTCAAGATAATTCATCAGAAATTTCTGGATATCTAGATGTAAAAGATTCAGAAATTAGTGAAGTGATGACATATGATGAAATGGTTACTACTATGGCTAAAAATGAAAATATAACAATAGATGAAGCTATTAAGATTCTAGGCCCTGAAGAAGTAAGACCATATGAGAAAGTTGTCAATGAAATATCTAAAAATACAAATTTATCTTATGAAGATGCAAGTAAATTAATTAATCCTAATCTTATCAAGGAGACTAGATCCGGTAAGGTTGTTCGTGCTACATATCGTAATATAACTAGAACTATCACAGTAAGTAATATATATAAGCCAAAACTTGTATGGTATTGTGAAACAGATGAATCTGGTCAATTTAGAGCAATTCGTAAAATAAAAAATACATCAATGAATAGATCATATAATGGAACTTCAAAACAATTTTCTGGTAAAGTATATACAAACCTAGAAGATCCAAATCGTATATATTATGAAGTTAATGGCGACTTCTATAACAACGGTACAACTACAGTAAGCGGAGGAACTGAAATATCTGTTGGAAAATCTGGAACTGCTAATTTTTCAGTATCTTACTCAAGTAATCATTTCAAATACCACTACTCAACAGGACGTCAAAGTTTTTAAAAAGTAAATAATAAAAAAGTAGCTAGAGATATATCTAGCTACTTTTTTATGCCCATTTTTCATTATTCTTTTTTAAAATATAATCGTCATCTAAATCTATAATATTTACTGATTCACCTGACATGTCTGAAACTACCATATTTGAATTATCAAAGTGAGGTCTCTTACTCTTTTTTGACTTAACAGTTCGAAAATCGTTTATTTTATTTGTTAAAGTTGTTTTGAAATAACTATATGACTTTACCTTTATTTTTTCTTCATCATCCTTTTCAAGAGTAGCTAAAATTGATTCTTGTAATAATTTTTTTAAACTTTTTTCACTAAAATCATATTCTTTAAAATCTTTTTTAAATCTTTCTAAAGTTTTATTTGTAAATAACTTCTCATTTGGTATGTAAAAATCAATTTCTATATTCTTGTTATCTATAATTTCATTATTAATATATTCATCGTTATGATCCTTATCTTTAACTATGAATGTAGATTCATTTTTTCTGAAATATGTTTTTCTTTCATAATCTAATATAATAAATTTTATTTCATCTACTTTTCTTCCGTTCTTAACTTCTTCAATATCCACTTTCATATTTCCGATAGAATTAATTTCTTTTATAGCTTGATTCAATACTCTCTGTTTAAAATTTTTATATTCAGGATATTTGTTCTCTACACCTAATATAAACCTTAATTGATCTATTTTAAAATTTTTATTTATAACTATATCAGTTCTACTCCATAATCTTAACAATTCATATAATCTCTGAGAGTAAAAGCTTTTAAATTTCGTTAATATATCTAGGTTAAGCGGTGCATAAATTGTGTAATCTATAATATGTTTATATAGCCTATCCATAAAAAATATTTTAAATGTTTCTTTATTTGTATTATACTCACTCCCAGCTATTAAATTATAATCACATTCAATCTTATCCCCATTCTCATTTTTTTCAAATTCTATTGATGTATTTTTTAATACTTGAAAAGTTTTCTTTATATTACTTAAAGTCCTTTGATTTTTGTTAGGTATAAGACTTTTTATATCTTCCAATTTTACATTGCATGATAAGTTCCCATTCTTTTCTTTTTGGGCATTTAAAAGACAATAATAAAAAATTCTATTTTGTATGGCTGTGACTTCATAAGATGTATGTACTAACTGTTTCCCTTGCATTAATAAATCTATATTATTTTCATTTGGTATATTTTCGTTCATAATAATCCCCCTACAATCTATTCCTAGTATCAAATTGTTACCTTTAATCTATTTATAAGCTGATTATACATAAGTGATTTCTTAAATGCAACACTTTTTACTCTTTGTTACCTTTAGAGTATCAAATTGTTACCTTTCCGTATCAAATTGTTACCTTTAGAGTATCAAATTGTTACCTTTCCGTATCAAATTGTTACCTTTCCGTATCAAATTGTTACCTTTAGACTCTTGTACCTTAGTTATACCAATGCATTCAGGAATCCCTAAATACTATTAAATACTATTAAATACTATTTATATACTATGAAAGGTGTTTTTTTACAAAAACAAACAACTTTTATAAAAATAAAACTAAAATAATTTTAATAAAAAATAATAGTATTAAGTAATCGTATCAAATTGTTACCTTTTAATATAGAAACTATGTTCGTTTTTTACCAAAACTATTTACAATTTAATTTTAGATATGATAATGTCTAAATAAAGAACATATGTTTCATATTTTGATTAGGTGGTGGCAATATGGGGACTTTAAGTAAAAGACAAGAAGAAATATATAAATATATAGTGGAGTACATAAAAATAAAAAAATATGCTCCTACAATAAGAGAAATTGCTGAGTCTGTTGGATTAAACTCAATTAGTACGGTATATAATCATCTTAAAAAACTTGAAGAAGCAAAATACATAAAGAGAGATGAAGATAAGCCAAGAACGATAGAAATTTTACATGAAGATATAGAGTTTGTAGAAGGAATGAATCAAGAAATACTAGAGGTTCCTATTCTTGACAAAATAAAACTTTCTAATCCTATAGCAAAAGAATATGTAACAGAGGTTATTAAATTACCTGCGTTTCTTTTGCGAGGTAACAGTAATTTTATAATAAGAATGTCAGATGATAGCATGATAGGAGCAGGGATATTAAAAGATGATTATATTCTTATAGACTATAAAAGATCTATAAACAATAAGAAAATAGCAATTGTATTTATAGATTACAAAAAAGTTGTAGTTGCTAGATATTACAAAGTAAAAAATGATTTAGTAAGATTAGAATTTGAAAATGAACTATATGAATCTTTAGAGCTTAACAGTGAAAGAGTTAAAGTAGTGGGTGAAATCATAGGGAGCATGAGAACAATTTATTAAAGCCAATTTAAGCGAAAAATAACCTTTATTTGAATAAAGTATCGAAAAAAGGAATAAAAAGCCTTCTAGGGGGCAAATTTTGGATATTTTTTATAATTGGGAGGAGTTATGAAAGAACAAATAAAAAAGCTTATTGATGAAATTCCAGATGATGATTTATTTTTAATCAACATATCAAATATAATAAAGGGGTTCTTATATAAAAATAGAGAAAAAAAAGAGGCATAAATTATTTTATATGCCTCTTTTTAACTCTTCTGTAAATTTCTTAATAACAACCCAATCTTCATCATTTAATTTTAACATAGCCCTTATAATATTTTTTTTAAACTTATCATTCTCTGCATATAAACTACCAACTAATAAGTCAAACTCATCATCTATAGAAACTTTGTTAAACATATTACCCTCGCCATATTTTAACCAGTTTTCATTTACATTATGTTTACGACAAATTAAATCTATATTTCTTTGTGATAGTTCAATAATTCCCAATTCAATATTACCTATAGCACTTGATGATTTTAACCCTATTGAATTAGCAAATTCCTTTTGGGTCATATTTAAAGCTTTTCTTATTAATCTAACTCTTTCTTTCATACTTCCTCCCTGAAATGAATTATCTAAATAAATGATATCACATAAAATAGTAAAACACAAAACAAAATCACATAAAATGACAAAAAATAGTTGAAAATCGCATAAAATGATGTTACAATCACATAAAATGACAAAATAGGAGGTATATATATGACATATTCAGAAAAAGTCAAAATGTTAAATGAAATTTTTAAAGATATTGAATTGATTGATGAAAAAGATAAACAAGCAGTTGTGGCTTACATAAGAGGAACTGCAGACACAAGGGAAAGAGTAAGATTAGAAAATGAATCTAAATATTCAACAGAAAATAAGTAAATAAAAGAGTGTGATTTTTAGTACAAATCACACTCAATAAAAACTAAATAAAGTCCAGTTTTTTCAAAAGGTTCGGTGAGCCTTTAGCGGACTTGTACTAAGTGATAAAGTTTGGAGAAAAAGTAATACAAAAATAGGTGGGAAGTATGTCAAATGTAAAGTGTGGTCAAAAGAGAAGAACTAAGAAAAAGAATATGTATACAGAACTTGATTTTGAAAAGTTAATAGACAGAATGAATGAACATCAAGTGACTATTGATGATGAAATAATAACTTTAAATAACATAGATCAAATATTAGATGTAAGAGCTAAGTGTATTTATGAAACAAAAACTATAACTTCGGGACCTCTTAGAGAAATGGAAATGTATCCACTTTTCCCTAAAAAAGATGTACCCGAAGAATTCAGAGTTAAGGGAACAACTAAATCAAGAAAAAATCTTAATAACAAAAATGCTGTTAAGTATTTCATTAGAAAAGCAAATACCAACTTTGGTAAAGGTGATTATTATGTAACTCTTAATTACACAGATAAAAATAGACCTAAAACATATGAAGAAGCTAAAAAGCATGTAATGGCATATATAAAAAAGCTTAATTATGAATTTTTAAAACAACAGTTGAAAGCAGAAGGTAAGAAACTTACATCTAAGATTAAAAAGAAAAATTATAAAAAAATAAAGTATATGTATGTTATTGAGATATCTAAAGAAGGAAAAGGGAAGTATCATGTACACATGATTCTTAGTTCTGAATTATCAATGGATCAAGTTGAAAGTTGTTGGAAGTACAGTAGGAGAAATAACATAAGACGTATTGATCCTGACGACAGACACATAACCGATTTGGCAGAATACCTATCGAAAGACCCAAATGGGAAAAAGAGGTGGGGATGTAGCAAAGGCTTAAAAGAGCCTGTTATAACTACCTCAAAAAAAGTATCAAAGCGAAAAATTTATAATATGGATTCTAATAGAAACATTATTGAAGAAGAGATGGAAAAGATTAATCCAGGATATAAATTAATTGAATTTGAAATTACAAAAAATAAATGGACAAACATGCCATATATACATGTTTTGATGAGGAAAATTGATAAGTCAAAATAAGGAAATAGGAGGAAATTAAATGGCAAAGTGTGAGTATGCTCGTAAGGGCGAAGATGGATTTTGTTTAAATTACATAGGAGATAAAGTGCATTTAGAAAATTGCAGAAAAAAATGTGCTATTTACAAACCTACGGATAAAAAAATAAAAGAAGATGAGTTAAATAAAAAACTAGAAGCTCAAATAGTTGGAATTGAAGTACCTTATGATCCAAAAAAATAATTGAGTTAGGGGTAAGTATTATGATTGAAAAATTGATAAGTACAAATTTAGAAGATGGTTTTTTCTACTTTCAATTACACAATGTATTCATTAGATCAAAGATAAAAAGAGTTGTAGGAAGAAAAACTTTAACAAAGTATCTGATAATAGAATTCGAGAATGGAAACATAGACATACATTCAAAAACTAGAGTGACTGAAATAAAAAGGCCTGAAAATATTTTTACCGAGTTTGAATGGTGCTATGAAATAAGAAATGACTTTGGCGAGTTTTTAGGATATATAGGAAATCCTTTGAAGAGTTGAATGACTATATTATATCGAATATTAAAGAGTCCTAGTATTATAAAAAAGTATTACCGATATAGTTAAAAAATTAAGGAAGTGGGCTAATAGTTTAAACAAAAAGAAATTCAATATAATACTAGGACTTATATATAAAGCATCTAAAAAGATGCATAAATAAAGTATATCAAAAAATGTAAAATTATGTAACCGTAGAGAATTTGATATTAAGAAAGTGGTTGTGAAAAGTTGGAAAAAACACGAGAAAACGAAACAGTTATGGAAGAATTTAAAAAGATATCTATAGGAAACTTGGATGGCAAACAAGTTGATCTAAAACAATTTGAAATAAGCAAAAGTACAGAAAAAGAGTATAGGACTATAAGAAATAATATTATTGTTGAATTGTATAAGAGAAATTTAAAGTATTCAGAAATAAGCAATTTACAAGTGCAAGATATAGATAGTTCATTCTCATTAATACGGATTCAGCGAGGGGATAGAGTTTTTAGAATAGCGATATCTCCTCAAATAACAGCAGGTTTAAAAACATTGACCAGATATAAAGACAATAAAGATTATATATTTACAAAAGATCTAGTTAATGAAAAACCACTTAGTGGGACTATGATTGCAAAGATTATAAAAAAATATAATGAGATAGATCTAAAGCAAAGTAAAATCAAAATAAAAGAAATTCATTCTATAGAAAAAGTATGTGGAAAGTATTTAATTTACAAAAATGGAAGAGCTATAGAAGGATTAGTAGTAAATAATATGGTTAATGCATTAAGAATACGAGACATCTTAAATGCAGATGAACTAATTAAATAAAATAGTTGATTAATTTGATTAATCATATAGATACAAAAAAATAGGAGGTGATAGTGTGATTAAGCATTATATAACTAAGTACAAAGAAAATAAACAAAGATATGCAGAATCATGGATACAAATAAATATATTTGGAAAAATATTCTACATATCTAAGCGAAAAATTAAGATTTAATTATTTTTTAGTCCATTTATGACCAGGTTTTTGAGTTGGAGGAAGTCTATCACCAGAGTCAATGTTAACTACTCTTGGATTATTAACTTGACCGCCCCTAGGACCAACTTCAATATAAGTTCCAGCAGGTTTATTGTCAGTGCCAGGTTTAATTAATTTACTCATAATACCACCACCTTCTATAAAAAATTATGGTATACCGAGAATATACCTAAGAAAATTATATCAAAAGATAGGAATAAAAATTGAATATTGGTAAAAATATACAGTATAATTTAGCTAAAAAAGGAATTAAAGCGTATAAAATGGCGAAAGAGGCAGGAATTAGTAAATGATATATATATGATATTTTAAATGGAAAGAATAAAAATCCAGGGATATATACAGTAAAGAAAATAGCTGATTGCTTAGGAGTAACAGTTGATGAATTATTAAAGTAAAAGACAGTTAGGTGGGGAGTCATGGGAGAATTAAAAAATAAACTAAATGAATTAATTGAAGAATACGGATTAAGACATGAGAAAGTTTTAGTATATAGTCAAGAATTGGACAGGTATATAGCTTTAGAACAAAAAGAAAGATTAAAAAAATATAAGAGTGAAGGATTAAAAAAATATAAGAGTGAAGGATTAAAAAAATATAAGAGTGAAGGATTAAAAAAATGAATATTTTAGAAGAAGCAGAAGTGTTAAATGAAATAGCAGAACATATTGCTGCTAAAAATGGAGTAACAGTTCAAGAAGTATGGAATGAAGCTATCGAAGAATTAAAAATAATAAATCGTTCAAAGGAGTTGCAGTACGAATGAAACACGGTAAAAAATTAAGTAGAAGTCAAAAAGAACTTCTAGCAAGTTTAGGATTAAATTCAGAAAATTACCTGGTAGAAAGAAAATTGCAAAATAAAATAGGTTTCATAAATAAAGAAACTAATAAAGTTGAGTATTTTAAACTAGATGGTAGTAGATGTTAATGGAATTAATAGTATCTAATAAAAAGTATAAGGCAGCTCTTGAAGAAATAGAAAGGTAAATTTAGATGAAATATTTTTTTATATTATTATTTATTAGTTTTGTGACAGTAGGAGCACTAGATATTTTTGCAATAATATCAAATAAAAGAAAAGAGAGGTGAATTATATGAATAACGTTGTGATAGTTGGTAGATTAACAAGAGATCCTGAACTTAGATACATACCAGGAACAGGAACAGCCGTTGCAAGTTGTTCAATAGCAGTTGATAGAGATTACACTAAAAAAGATGGAACTAGAGAAACTGATTTCATACCTTTTGAAGTTATGGGTAAACCTGCAGAATATACTGCAAATTATTTAGGAAAAGGAAGATTAGTTGCAATACAAGGTTCAGTAAGAGTCGATAGATATACTGATCATAATACAACTGAAACTAAAACATTTACTAAAATAGCAGTAAAAAATATAGAATTGTTAGAAAGCAATAAATCAAAAGAAGCTCAAGGAAATAATAAGGAATTTGAACCAAGTTTTGAACCACCGCAAGGACTAGATCCACAAGGATTTACTGCGATAGATGACGATGATATACCATTTTAGGAGGATATAATATGGATAATAAATCAAGGTATGAAATTGAGGAAGGAGTATGTGATTATGGTATATATGAAAATGGAAAGTTAGTTTTAATATTAAATGACTATATCAATGCAAAGAGCATATTAGATATATTGAGATATGATGAACAAGAGATATCCTAATATGGTAACTTTCAGGTGAAATAATAAGGGGGAGAAGTTTAATGGAAATAGTAAAAATTGGAGAAGTTTATTCAGATCAGATAAAGGATTTATCATATATGCATGAAGTTATTTTTATAAACAATAAAATTCATGTAGAAGGCGATATGATAATGATTAGATTAAAAGCAAAATATGAAACAAAATATAGAAAATCTTTTAATGAATTCAATGTATTTGAAATTGAAGAACTTAAAAAAGAATTTAGAAAAGAAATAGAAGATGTATATAGTAAATATGAAGATAGAGTAAAAGTTATATAAAATGCATAAAGAAATAAGGTGATTAAAGTGTCAAGTAAAGAAGAGAATATGGGAAAAGTAAAAAAAGATCTTGATAAATTAAGGAAGAATTTGAGAAAGATTGATGCTTGGAATACCGAGATAGAAGTATTGAAAGAAAAAATGAATGCATATAAAAGTGGAGGGTTTGGTTTAGGAGCACAGTGTATTACAACGGTAACTATAGATGATATATTAGCGAGAGATGAAACTAGATTAAACAATTTAGAAAGTAATATAGATTTTACTAATTATAAATTAAAAGAGTATAAAGCAGCATTAGAATGTCTTACTGATAATGAATATGAAGTAATAAATAGACGATATTTAGAGACAGAATGTAAGAACCAATCTTATGAAGGCATAGCAAAAGATATGAAATTCTCTAAATCACATATAAAAAGATTACATGATTCTGCAATAGAAAAAATAGTTGATTATAAGTACGGAAGTATTGAAATTGCTTAAATGGTACAGATAAGGTACGAAGAAGGCACAAAGAAGGCACGAAGAAGTTACGATTAATGTGTTAATATGATATTGTAATAAATTATATAAAACTACTATATGTAGTGAGTACATACTTCAGCACCTTAAAAACAGAATAAATATATATTCTAAGAGAAGTTTTCTGTCAAACAAAGTACCCTTTAAATGATTCTGCACTATATAGGGACAAGTAAAAAAGAGTATTACCTTTCATGTAATGCTCTTTTTTTATGTCTATTTTTCTTTCTAAAAATAAAAAAGAAAGAGAGGTGAAGAAAAAGTGAAATGACACAAAAACAAGTTAAACCAAGAAAAAATGCTCCATATCCTATAATGCATTATGAACAAGTCTTAGACATAGCAGATTATTTAGAAGCTAATAGTATTAGATTTGGAAGAAGAAATAAGATGCTTTTTATATTAGGATGCACAACTGGATATAGAACAGGAGATCTTCTAGAGTTAAAAGTTAGAGATGTAAGAATAGCTCTAGATATGGGATATTTTATAATTTACGAAAATAAAGTTAACAAAAATGGACAAGAATTCGTAAAGAAGAAAAAGCCTAGAAAAGCTGAAATATTACCTGAAGTGGAAGAACTTTTATATCAATATATAGAAGGAAAAGAAAACTATGAGTATATGTTCCCTAGTAATAAAAAAAATTCGGAAAAGGGGCATATAACTGTAGATTGCATAAGTAGAGAAATAAAAAAAGCAGCAAAGTATTTTGGCCTAAAAAATATAACGGCACATAGTATGAGGAAAACATATGGTTGGGATCAATATGTTTCTAGCAATTACAATATAGAATATGTTAGAGATCTATTTAATCATGAATCATCAGAATATACGAGATGGTACATAATGATTAATGAAATAGAGTCTAAGAAATATAAAAGAAGCTTAGCTAAATTTGTTAGTCCATTTAACAAAAAGAAGTAAGGCTTTTATTTTTTTTAAATTAATAGAATTCAGTTTTTTTAGAGGTATTTGGAATTCTATTAAAAAATGCTAACAACATACTATAGTAAATAAATGAAAAAATATGCTGTATAAAAATGCCTATAAATTAGTTATATTAATAAGTAGAGTAATATCTATTAGATAGCATAAAAAAAGAATTCCGCATCCTACTGTACTTTACGGAATTCTCTAAATCTGACTGAATTTACTTATGTATTAGCAAAATCAATGCCTGAAGCTTAAGTTTAAAGAGTAATGAATATAGTCGGATATGGAATTCTCTAAAGAATAACAAACGCTAGAGGTCAAGTTCAAACAATTACTATACAATATATGGCTTATTCCAATGCTTTGAGTATAATTTGCGTTTGTTAAGAGTTGATAGTTCATAAATTAGGACTTCTTGTAGAGAAAGATGCATTAAGTCAGCTAACCATAAAATTATATTATTTTAGTATCAAAAGTAAGGTTATGAAAAAAGTACCAAAAGTCATTGACTGAGATAAAGAAAGATGATAATATTTAAGTATTAAAAATGGCGAACCTTAAAAATAATACTAAAAAGGAGGATAACTAATGAAAATATATGGTTATTGTAGAATATCTACAAGAGAACAATCAATAGAAAGGCAACAAAGAAATATCAAGGCATTATACCCAACAGCTATAATAGTAAATGAAGTTTATACAGGAACTAAAGTTGAAGGACGTAAGGAATGGAACAAACTTTTAAAAGCTGTCCAAAGTGGAGATACAATAGTATTTGATAGTGTAAGTCGTATGAGTAGAAATGCAATAGAAGGATTTGAATTATATAAGGATTTGTATGAAAAGGGTGTAGAATTAGTATTTATTAAAGAACAACATATCAGTACATCAACTTATAAAAGGGCATTAAATAATAATATACAACTTACAGGAACTGCCGTAGATAGTATATTGAAAGGAGTTAACGATTATTTGTTGGCACTAGCAGAGCAGCAAATAAAAATAGCATTTGAACAATCTGAAAAAGAAGTAAAAGACTTACAACAAAGAACTAGGGAAGGTATAGAAACTGCTAGATTAAATGGTAAACAGATTGGTCAGATTAAAGGTGCAAAGCTAATTACTAAGAAATCAATTGAAGCCAAAGCTCAAATACAAAAGTACTCAAAAGATTTCAATGGAACACTTAAAGATATAGAAGTAATAAAACTTATAGGTATATCTAGAAATAGCTATTATAAATATAAGAAAGAATTGACACAGGAGCTTGGAGTGACAAATGAGTAAATACTTAATAGGACTATATAATCCATTGATAGAAGATGAGAGTAAATTAAGTCATTGTAATAAAGTATATGACAATTTAAACGACTTAAAAAGTCATGTAAGAGTCAATGATACTATAGAGTTAAGTTCAGAATTTAGTATCTATAATTATACTACAAAGGAATTACTAGATTTAATAGAAAACTATAACTTAGATATTGTAATTAATAGCAAAGAAAATAGTAAACAGTTTAATAAAATTACTATTACATTTATAATGGCTATAAATGAATTTATAAAGAATAATTCAAAAACTATAAGTAAACTATTAAAAGAAAAGTAAATACTAATTAGTAAAAATAAGATAAATTGTTTGGAAGGACTTTTAACTAACTAAGTCCTTTTTTTAATGGAGTAAATTAATATGGCAAGAAATAGAAATCCAAATAGGGATAAAGCATATGAAATATACAAGGATCATAGAGGTGAGGTATCTCCTAAGAAGATTTCAGAAATCCTAAATGAAAATGTAAATAACATTAGAAATTGGAAAAGCAATGACAAATGGGATGAACAACTTAGAGAAGATACTAGACCAGGAGCACCTAAAGGTAATCAAAATGCCAAAGGTAGTAAAGGATCACCAGGTAATGTGCATAATTATAAACATGGTTTATATACAAGTGAAGATAGATACACTAAGAAGAATCTAAAAAGGATGCTTCCAACAGACGTATTAAATCTTATGGGTGAACTAGAAGAAGAATCTCCAGTAGACAAGCTATGGAGAAGCATATTACTTCAAGAGGCTAGAATTATTCGTATGCAAAAGATATCTCATGTAAAGAACAAAAAGGATATTACAAAAGAACTCAAGAAAATATCTAAGGGTGATACATACACTGAAGAGTATGAGGTTCAATTTGCATGGGATAAAGAAAATAGTAATATAACTGCTCTATCTAAAGCTATGGATACACTAACTAAGATGATAGATAGATATGATAAGATGATCCACGCTAACTGGGATTTAGTTACAGAGGAACAGAAACTTAGAATAGAAGTTCTAAAGTCTAAGTTAGGAGTAAAAGACGATAGTAATAATAAGTCTATTTCTAAGTTAGATAGTATACTTGCTGAAATAAAAAAATAATTTATAGGAGATTATATATGGGAAAGTATAGGAAAAAGCCTGTAATAATAGATGCATTTAAATGGACTGGAGGGCCAGATCAAGTTGAAGACCCACAATGGATTATAGATGCTATAAAAAATAATATAGTATGGTTTGGAGTAGATTGTGCAAATGATCCTAACCCAATAATGTTTATAGAGACACTAGAAGGAACTCATAGAGCAAGTGTAGGAGATTATATAATTAAAGGCATTAAAGGTGAAATATATCCTTGTAAACCAGAAATATTTGAGGCTACATATGAAGTTGTTACAGATTAATAAAATTAAGTGGCCATTTAAAAATATTATTGATTTGATTTAAAAAATAAAGTTAGTAAGAAATATAGTTTAAATATATAGAATTGAGTTTGACTTTAATAATTTAAATTTAAAAAGTAACATGAAAGTGTATTTTAATATAATTCTTGAAACTATTGAAAACACTAACTTTCATAAAAGAAGATGTTAACTATCCCCTAAATACATATTTAGCAACTAGTTACGTAATATTAATTATGTAAACTAAAATATATTATAAAAATATAAAGATGTTTATATTTTAAATAATGGGATAATATAAAAATAGGTTTTGTTTTCTTGACTTTTTCTTGAGAAAATGAAACCTCTAAGGTATAATGTAAATATAAAAAAGGAACTCAATCTATTTCGCTGTAGAGTGATGTTTCCAAAAGTTAATTTCGGTTACGTTTGAACTTGATTTTTATTTCAAGTTCCATACCACTCTTAGTTGGGCGACTAGAGTGGTTTTTTATTATATCATATATGTAGTTAGTCAAGAGACCTATACATATAGTGCAAATTGCACTGATAATAAAATTTATCGTTTGTTCCATACTTCCTCACCTCCTTCCATAAAGAAGTAGGCTTGATGATGTATGGAAACACCACTCTATAGATTAAGTTCCTATAGGTGATTATAGCATAAATCAAAATAAAAAAAATAGTTTAATTAAGAGAGGTTGCGAAAACTCAAGTAAAAGTCGAGTTTATGCAACCTTTTTAATTTAAAATAATGGTGATAAAATGGATGGTGAATATAAACTATCGGATAAGTACATAGACTTTTTAAAGCATGAAGCACATGCAGAACTTCTAGAAGGTACAACTGCAGCAGGAAAAACTACAGTAGGTATATTAAAGTTTATGTTAAAAGTTGCTGATTCAAATAGAAGGCAACATGTTATAGCAGCTAAGACTACAGGGGTAGCAGAAAAGAATATAATCAATAAAGAGTTTGGTATAACTGATATCTTCGGAGATCTAGTACAATATAAAGGTAATGGAGATAAAGATAATAAGTTACCTCATATTCTTTTTAATACACCAAATGGTCCGAAAACAATATATATACTAGGCTATGATAATGTAGACAAGTGGAAAATGGCTCTAGGTTCTCAATTTGGTTGTGTATTCATAGATGAGATAAATACAGCCAGTATTGAGTTTGTACGTGAGATTTGTACTAGAAATGATTATCTAATGGCAACACTTAACCCAGATGATCCTAACCTACCAGTATATAAAGAATTCATAAACTGTAGTAGACCGCTAGAAAAATATAAAAATGATGTACCAAAAGAAATATTAAACCAATTGACCAGCGAAGAAAAAGAAGGTTGGACATATTGGTTTTTTTCATTTTATGATAATGCATCATTAAGTGAAGAAGATATTAAGAAGAAAATAAGAAGTGCTCCAAAGGGTACAAAGTTATACAAAAATAAGATATTAGGTTTAAGAGGTAGAGCAACAGGACTTATATTTAGTAACTTTGAGAGAAAGCATCATGTTATTAGTAAAGCAAAGGCTAAAGAGTATAAATTCAAATACTTCTCTGCAGGACTTGATACATCATACAGTGCTAATAGTCCAGATACTTTTGCAATGATCTTCTTAGGGATAACAGATAAAGGTAAAGTAGTTATTCTAAATGAGGAAGTATATAATAATGCAAATTTAAGTATTCCTCTAGCACCAAGTGATATAGCACCAAGATTTTTTGAATTCCTAGAAAGGAATAGAAAAGAATGGGGATTAGCAAGAAATGTCTTTGTAGATTGTGCAGACCAAGCAACTATAACAGAGTTAAAGAAATATAAAAGAACTAATCCAAATGTGTATACTATCAATGATTCATATAAGAAAGTTACTATAATAGATAGAATACATCTACAACTAGGATGGCTTAACTATGAAAATGGACCTGTATATTATGAAGTTGTAGATACTTGCATCAATCATATAATGGAGCATGAAGTTTACTCATGGAAAGAAGATAAATATGAGCCTGAAGATGCTAATGACCATACAATAAATGCATCTCAGTATGCTTGGATTCCTTATAGAAAACACATTTATAACTATAAAGGAGAGTGATGAAATGGGGTGGTTTAAAAGTATGTTAACAAAAGCAGCGGTTAAGTTTTTAAATGTTCAACCTGCTATGCAAGGCTCTATAACTATACAAGAAGCATATACTTATGAAACTAATTTAATTAGAAATAAGCTTTGGTATAGAGGTGAAGCATATGAGTTAGAACAGTTCTTTAAGAATATAAGTAGTGATCCAGTTAATAAATCTAGGTTTTGGTGTGCTGTACCAAGTGAAGGTTTAAGTATAAGAAAAATCCATAGCGGATTACCTTCTATGATAATAGATAAATTAACTGACATAGTAGTTTCTGATATAGATAAAATTCAAGTTGAAGATAGTGAAACATTAAATTTTCTTTGGGAAGAAATATCAAAAGATAATAAATTTAATGAAGTATTATCAGAGTCGATACAAAAGACTCTAGTAAGTGGTGATGGTGCTTTTAAGTTATCTATAGATAAAGATATTAGTAAATATCCAATTATAGAATTCTTTGATGGAAATAGAGTGGAATACATATATAATCGAGGAAGATTAAAAGAAATACACTTTAAGACATATTACACAAATAAAAATAAAAAATATACATTGGTTGAGATATATGGTTTAGGATATATAAAATATAAATTACTTGATTCAAAAGATGATGAAGTATCTTTAAATACACTAGAGGAGACACATGATCTCAAAGAAGTTGAATATAAGGATAAATTTATAATGGCCATACCATTGATGTTTTTTAAATCCTCTAAATGGGAAAGTAGAGGTAAAAGTATTATAGATAATAAAAGTGATTCTTTCGATGCATTAGATGAAGTAATATCACAATGGATAGATGCTATAAGAGCAGGAAGAGTACAAAAATATATTCCAGAGGATTTATTGCCGGTAGACTCTGATACAGGGGAAATATTAAAACCAAATCCTTTTGATAATAGTTTTATGAAAACTTCTTCAAATGCAAGTGAAGATGCTAAAAATCAAATTGATATGAAACAAGCCGATATTAAATTTGAAGCATATGTGGAAAGTTACTCTAATGCAGTAGATATGTGTTTACAAGGTATTATATCACCTTCTACATTAGGAATTGATTTAAAGAAAACTGATAATGCTGAAGCACAAAGAGAAAAGGAAAAGACTACTCTATATACTAGAAATAAAATGATAGATACTTTAACAGAAGTTATACCTAAATTAGTAAATATAATCTTAAAGACTTATGATGTACTAAATAATAAGACTGCAGGTGAATATGAGGTCTCCATATCTTTTGGAGAATACTCCACACCAAGTTTTGATTCAGTAGTAGAAACTGTAGGAAAGGCTAAAACACTAGGTATAATGTCATTGAAAAAATGTATTGATGAATTATATGGAGATACAATGACAGATGAAGAAAAAGCTCTTGAAATAGCAAGGATAAAAGAAGAGTCTGGAATATATACAACAGATGAGCCTTCAACTGCAGGTGAAGATGAGGATGATTTAGATAATTTGGATGTAGATATAGATGAGTAGTAAATATGATATCAGAACTATATTTGAAAAGATGGAACTAGATCTTATATCTTCTATGACAAGAAATCTAAAGCATCATGAAGCAGAAGAGGACAAGTATGGTTTTAAGTGGGAGCAATGGCAAAGAAGTAAATTAAGAGCATTAAATAAGTATAGGCGAGAAAATAAATTAATATTAGAAAAATATACAGGTGATATTGAAGAAAATGTAAATAGAGAATTACAAAGCAACTTTAATAAAGGTTTTAGTAGGATTTCCAATGTTATAAATAGATTGAAGTCTTTACTTATTAAGAATAAGGCTAAGAATAAACCACAAGATTTTAATAAACATACTAAGAAGGTCAATCAAAACATAAAGGAATTAGGTATTAGTTTTCCAAGAGATATATCAGCAGATGGACATACTATAGAGCCTAAAGAGGATCAATTCTTTAACATGAATGATAAGAAACTAAAAGCATTGCAGGAGACTGTAAACAATGACATCAAGAAAGCTAATGCAACAGTATTAAGAAAACTAGATGATGTATATAGACAAACTATATACAAAACTCATGTATACCTTCAGTCAGGAACAGTATCTTTAAATCAAGCAATAGATATGGCAACGAGGGATTTTTTAAATACAGGAATTAATAGTATTAAGTATAAAGATGGTAAGCAGGTAAATATAGCATCATACGTTGAAATGTGTCTAAGAACTGCAAGTCATAGAGCAACATTGCTTGGAGAAGGGAAAAAGCGTGATGAATACGGTATATATACTGTAGTTGTATCAGCTCATGCTATTACTTGTCCTATGTGTGCTGTATGGCAAGGAAAAGTATTAATTGATGATGTATTTAGTAATCCAAATGTAGAGTATTTGAAAGAGAATCAAGGTAAATATAAATTATTAAGTGAAGCCATTGATTCAGGACTTTTGCATGTGAACTGTAGACACACATTAACAACTTATTTTCCAGGGATAACTAATATTCCTACTGTTCCAGATGAAGAAAAAGCTCTTGAAAGATATAAGGCAGAACAGGAGCAAAGGAAATTAGAAAGATATATCAGAAAATGGAAAAGAATTTCTACAGGATGTCAAGATGATGTTAATAAAGAAGTAGCAGAGAGTAAGTTACTAGAGTACTCAATGAATTTAAAGACTCATTTAGAAAAACATCCATACTTAAGAAGAAATAAGCAAAAAGAAAAAGTTTATGGAGTATATAACAAAATTCCAAAATAGGTGCTTTTATTATCCTTAAAATTAAGGGGGAGATTATGAATAAGATATTAATAAAATGTGATGGCGAAGTAGTTATATTAGATACTATTAGAACAGTATCGGATATAAGAGTTATCTTGGAATTAAACAGAGAAAATTACTTGTTTACAATAAATAATGTTACATTAGAAGATGAAGGATTTAAAGACGAAGTTGTAATAAATCCACGTTTTGTAACTTTAGTTAAAGATATAACACCATCTAATTATTGGAGTAATAAGATTGTATTGGAAAATGATGTTTATGGATGGCCTACATCTGCTTTAGCAAAAGAAATAAAAGATAATAAAATAGTTTTCTTTAATGATGAAGAAATAGCATTTAAAGATTTAAGAATAAAAAATATTGAACATTCAAAGATAATACTTACTAAAAAAGAATTCATTTTTGAAAAAAATAGTATACCGTTAGTTAATAAAAATAAAATGGAAATATCAGAATCTATACTTAAATCAAATGAAGTAGCAATAATAAATACTGGTGAACTTGGACTTCGAAAAGTAAGTATAAGTAAAGAATATATAGAAAAACAATTAAATAAACCGTTTAGTAAGTCATTTGAATTAGAGCCTTAAGTAGTAAGGCTTATTATTTTGCCCAAAATATGCTTATGGCCTAAACTGTGCATATAAAAAATATAAAAGGAGGATATGACATGCTAATAAGTAATCTAGACAATGTTATTAAGATGAACTTGCAATTACTAGCAGGAGAAGGAGAAGAAGGGAATGAACAGAATCCAGATGATGGAGGTTCAGAAGGTGGAGGTGAAGATCCTAAGACTTATACTCAAGAAGAATTAGATGCATTACTAAACGATGCTAAAAAAGATTTGCCAAGTGAAGAAGATCTTGCAAAGTTCAAGGAATGGCAAGAAAATCAAAAAACAGATGAACAAAAGAAAAATGAAAAGTTGGAAGCTGAAGCTAAGGCAAGAAAAGAAGCTGAAGAGAAAGTAAGTACACTAGAAGCTAAAGTATCATGCTTATCTAAAGGTGTAGTAACTGATTCTGTAGATGATGTAATAACATTAGCTAAAGGAATGGTTACAGATACTTTAACGATAGATAAAGCGATAGATAAAGTATTAGAAAAATATCCAAGTTTCAAAGCAAATGGAACAGAAACACCAGGATTTAAAATTGGTGGTAGTGGAGATAATGGCAATCAACAAACTAATATAAATGATGCATTAGCTATGGCTTTTGGAAATAAAAAATAATTAATGTAAAAGGAGAATTACAAAATGGCAGTATACAATTATGCAGAACAATTTATGAGAGAGTTAATGCAAAAATATTCGAGAGAGTTAACTTCTTATGATTTAGAAAACTCTAACCCACAAGTTAAGTTTATAAATGCTCAAACAATAAAGTTACCTATGTTAACAGTCAGTGGGTACAAAGATCATAACAGAGGTACATTAGGATTTAATGCAGGTTCAATATCAAATGATTGGGAAGCTAAGAAGTTAGAACATGATAGAGATATAGAATTCTTTATAGATCCAATGGATGTTGAAGAAACTAATTTAACTGTAGAGATAGCTAATGTACATAATGTATTTGAAACAGATCAGGCAATACCTGAAAAAGATAGTTATAGATACTCTAAGTTATATACAGAAGCTAAAAAGTATTCATCAAATGGAGCTATTGTTGACAATACAGTTCTTACAGTGGCAAATATATTAGAATGGTTTGATACTCAAATGGCTAAAATGGATGATGAAGGTGTTCCAAGTGAGGGAAGAATATTATATGCTACTCCTACAATGAATAAGTTATTAAAGAATGCCGAAGGATTATCAAGAACTATTAGTGTAGATAAAAACACAGGAAATGTTGATAGAAATGTATACTCATTAGATGATGTAGATATAAAGGTTGTTCCAAGTGCTAGAATGAAAACAAAATATGATTTTTCTAATGGATGTGTACCTGCAGGTGATGCAAAACAAATCAATCTTATATTAATACACCCTTCTTGCCAAGTAACAAGAAGTAAATATTCATTCATAAAAGTATATACACCAGGTCACGACTCAAGAACTGGTGATAATTACTTATACCAAAATAGAAGCTATGGCGATACATTCTTAATAAAAAATAAAGCATGTGGTATATCAATAAATGCAGAGCAAGAAGACTAAGAAAGTGAGGTGTTTTAATTATGAAAGCAAGTAAAGGAAATAAAGTATATACAATAGATGAAACTCAAAAAGATTTTTATGTGGCACAAGGTTATGACATATCAGATGAAGAAGGTAATTTAATAGAATATGGTGCAGGTAAATCTATATCTTATGAAAAGCACAAAGAATTACAAGAAAAGTATGAGGATCTATTAGATAAATGTAATATGCTAGAAAAAGAAAATAAGAAGTTAAAAAAAGAGATTGAAGGCTCTAAGAAAGAAATTGAAGGCTCTAAGTAAGCCTTATTTTTATGCAAAAATATAAGTAGGGGGAGTTAATCCCCTTGCTAATAAGAGGTGATCTTATGTCTTATGTAGATTATGAATATTATAAAGATACATTTCAAGGTACTGTATTAGATGAATCTAATAAACATAAATTGGAGAGATCTAGTGACCAGATAGATTCATTAACATTTAATAGAATAAGGGCAAAAGGGTTTGATAATTTAACTGATTTTCAAAAAGACAAAATAAGAAAAGCAGTATGCATACATGCCGACTTTATAGAACAGTATGGAGATTATATAAATATGCCTTTAAATGGTTTTTCTGCAGGGAGTGTATCAGTTAACTTTAATTCTAAAACATTCAATGGAGTAAGTACTACACAAGAGGTACTAAATTACCTTAATCAAACGGGATTGACTTGTAGGAGGATATAAATGGGAATGAAACTACCATTTCCAAAATGGTTAGCAAATACACCTATTAAAGTATGGTATGAAGGTACTAACCAAGATGGAGATTATATAGAGGAAAAAGTCTTTGATGGTAAATGTATATATACAAATAAATCAAGGCAAATAATGAATGCAGAAAGACAACTAATAACATTGTCAGGTAAAGTTGTAATAGAAGGGGATATTTGCCCTTCTAAGCCTTTTGAAGGCTATGTATTAATAAATAACTCTAAGAAAGCTGTATATAGTGTAGAAAAGCCTTTGAATCCAGATGGTAGTATTTTTAGTACAGAGTTGAATTTGATATGAATGTAAAAGTTACTGTAAAATTAGATAATGAAAAATTGAATAATATTACTAAGGCTCATATAAAATCATTAGAAATGACAGGAGATGAATTGTTAGGTAATATTAAAACAAGTCAAGTAGTTCCTAGAAATGATGGGACTCTTGAAAATAGTGGTTTTGTAGATACAACAGGAATTAACTGGGGATATATAAGAATTATATTTGATACACCATACGCTCGTAGATTGTATTGGCATCCAGAATATAACTTTAGAAGAGGTGAAGGAGCTCCAAATCCTAATGCCCAAGGAAAATGGATGGATGCTTATATAAATGGTGAGAAAGATGATTTTATGAAAAATGCCTACTCTAAGTTTTTAAAAATGAATTCAAAAGGAGTAATTAAGTAATGTTATTAAGTGGTATAAGAGAGTATTTAAAAACTCAAATAGATTGCCCTCAGTATTATTTAAATAAAATGGGTGGCAGTCAAGATAAAAGTATAACTATATATAATGCACCAGGACAAGTACCTCATATAGCTATAGGTGGACTGGAAAACACAACTTATACTACTAAAAGTATAAGTTTTTTAATTCACTGGGGGAAAAACAGTGATGAAGCAGAGAAAAAAGCAATGGAAGTATATAATTTATTCTTTGGTCAAAGTAATTTTACTATAGGTGATAAAAAAATAATTCAATGTAAAATGAGATCCTCTGAACCTATATATTTAGGTACTGATTCAGAAGGCATTATTGAATATATTATAGATACAACAATATATTATGAAAGGTAGTGACAATATGAGTTTTGCAGGAGTATATCCAGTGTATAATTTAAAGTTCAAAATAGGCACAAATGGAAGAACTAGTGAGACAGGTGCTATGAAAACTATAGCTGAATTAGAAAGTTTTTCTTTATCAATAGATGGGAAAGTAGAAGAATGGAATTCTATGGATCAAGAAGGATGGGCAAGTGCTTTAATGACAGGAAAATCATTAAGTATATCTCTAAAAGGAAAAAGATGTGTTGGAGATGAAGGAAATGATTATGTAGCTGGGCTTGCATGGAAAAATGGAAGAGATTGTGATTCTAAGTTAGAAATAGAGTTTCCAGAAGGTGCAAAATTAGAATTTAACTGTGTAATTAACGTAACAAATGTAGGTGGAGGAGATTCTACAAATGTTGCTCCTCTTGAATTTGAAGCAAAAGCACACGGAAAACCTACATTTACACCCTCACCAAGTTTAGAGAGTTAAATGAAAGAAATATAAATGAAAAATAATATTAAGGAGAAATAATAATGTCAAGAGCATACGATATAGCTGAAAAATTAAAAAGTGGAAGCAAAAAACCAACGGTTAAAATAGATGATACACATACATATGAAATAAATACATCAAAGAATGTAGGGATATTGCTAAAAGGATTAGTTGAGGATACTAAGATAGATGAATTTGAAAAGATAGATAAAATAATAGAAGCAGGGATAGGTAAAGAAGCATTGAAATATGTAGATAGCTTAGATTTGCCTATGGCATCTTATGTTACTATAGTTAATGTTATAATGGCTGCTATTAACGATGTATCTTTAGAAGAGATAGAAGAAATGGAAGTTGAATCTTCTAATAAAAATAATAATAATTTTCGTAAAAAGAAAAGAAGAAAATAAATGGTATGATTTAATTGAAGATTGGGAGCTAATAGAAGCAAGTTTCCTAACTCAATATGGCATAAGACTACGAGTTGTAGATGATATGAGTTGGAATGAATTCTGTACTCTACTAAGTGGTATTATGCCTAAAACTCCACTTGGTCAAATAGTTAGTATAAGAGCAGAAGAAGATAAAGATATACTAAAAAACTTTACTGATGATCAACATAGAATAAGAAATGAGTGGAGAAATAGAAATAATCCAATTAATGATATGACTGATGAAGAAAAGGAAAAACAAATAAAAGAATTTGAAAAAATGATGGCTAGTATGTTTGGATAAATTGAATAATATCCTCAATAACTGTATAATCAGAATATACAGCTATTGAGGGGGAGATATATTTGATTATTGATAAAGAAACTTATAAAGAGTTAAAAAATGATACTTTTGGTTTTTTTAATACAGTATCTACTTTAGCTACATTTGAATTTGGGTACAAAGGATATAAACATGGAGAGTCATTTAATTTGACCTTAATAAAGAGTGGAATATTATGCAATTTTGCATTTAAACCTAAAATATATATTAAATATGATGATATTAAAGATGTATCTATTAGTGGTGAAAAATTAATATTAAATATATTTGAAGAAGATGACTTTAAAGATGTAGTTTTTAAAATTGAAAATACAGGCACATTAGAAAAGGTATATTTAACATTAAGAGAACACTGTAACTTAGGATATAAAGAATACTCTATTGAAGCTAAAGTAAATGAAGAAGTTAAGGTATCAAAAAGAAAAGAAGAAAAAGAAAGAATAAAGAAACTTAAAAAAGAAAAAATACCATATTGTCCAAAATGTAAAAGCACGCAATTAACTAATACAAATAAAAAGCTTAGTGCAGGTAGAGCTGTTGGTGGAGCGGCATTATTATCAGCTTTAAATCCAGTAGCAGGTGTAGCCGGTGGAGTAGTCGGAGCTGTAACAAGTAAGAAAAGGTATAATATTTGTATGAACTGTGGGCATAAGTGGAAAGTTTAAATAAAAGCACTTAGTTATTTAATAACTAGGTGCTTTTATTATGGCCAAATATATCAAAGAAAGGAGTGATAAGCATGAGTGATAGTGTAGGAAAGATAACCTTAGATTTAGAAGTTACAAGTGATATAGCAGGTCAAGTAAATAAGATAAGTTCTGTAATCGCAAATACATTAAAATCAAATCTAAATAAATCTACAAATAAGGTATTTGATAACATGGATAAGACTATGAAGGGTTCGCTCAATAAGGTTAACTCTAATATGAAAAACATGATGTCTAACGTGACAAATAATTTGAAAAATTCGCTTTCTAAGGCTTTATATATGTTAAGTAATATAAAATTACCAACTGTAAAATTTAATACCTTAGAAAGCCAAAATACAGGCTCGAATTATGCAAATAATAAAAAAATTACTAGAGGACCACCAATTAATAGAGAGATTCTTACTACAGAAATAGATACTACATCAAGGATGCTAGATACTATAAATGCTAAAATAGAATCCCAACAAAATAAATTGAATTCACTTAAACAATCTTATAATGATACTTTCAACCCTGCAAAGAAAAGTAAGATTAATGATCAAATATTAAAAACTGAAGAATCAATTATTAGATTAACATCTAAGTCTGATAAATTAGGGTTTAAATTAAGTGATTTAGATTCAAAGTTAGCAGCGTTAGGAAAAGAATCTTCTTCAACTGGTAATAAAATCGATAGATTAAACTCTTCATTTGATAAATTAAGTTCAAATTCTAATAGATCAAATGGAATATTCAATAGAATTGGTAATAGCTTAAAAAATCTTACAAGTGGCTTAAATACAAGTAGCAATAGTACAAGAAGTTTCAACAATGGAATTATGGGATCTATTGGCCAAATGGCTAAATGGATGATATTTTTCCCTATGATTGTAAATGGTATATATGCAATGTCTAGTTCTTTATTTGCATCCTTAAATACCAATGCACAATTTGTTAATTCATTAAATCAGATAAAGACTAACTTAATGGTTGCATTTATGCCTATATATCAAGCAATACTACCTGCTATAAATGCCCTAATGAGTGCTCTTGCAACTGTAACACAGTATATAGCATCATTTATATCTGCGTTATTTGGAAAGACATATAAACAAAGTTTTCAAGCAACACAAGGTTTGATTAATGCTAAAAATGCTATGGGTGCTTATGGAAAAGCTACAGAAAAAGCAGGAAGTAGTGCTGAAAAAGCAGGTAAGAAAGCTAAAAAAGCTCTTGGCGATTTAATGGGATTTGATGAAATCAATAAATTAAATATGCAAGATACGCCAGATACACCTTCTCCTGGAGCGGGTGGAGGTGGTGGAGGTGGAGCACCAATACTCGCAACACCACTTTTAGATACATCTGTTGTTGATGCTAAGATGAAGGCATTAGTTGATAGGATAAAAGCCTTAATGTCAAAGATATTTGAACCATTTGTTAATGCATGGGAAAAAGAAGGACAAAATACAATAAATAGTATCAAATATGCATTAAATGGTATATGGTCCTTAGTAAAATCGATAGGAAGTAGTTTCTTAGATGTATGGACCAATGGTACTGGCGAGAAAATGCTTATTACAATACTTCAAATATTACAAAATATATTTAATATAGTAGGTGATATTTCTAGTACATTCTCTACTGCATGGGAAAATAACAAAATCGGTACTAAGATCATCCAAGGTATAGCCAATACTATTAATAATTTATTATTACTAATAAAGAAAATTGGTGATGCATTTAGAGACTCTTGGGAAGTTATAGGTTTACCCCTTGCTAATACATTAATGTCAATTATTGATGCTACTATAGGAGTTTTAGAAAATTTATCTGAAAAGCTTATTTATGTTTGGGATAATGGTGGAAGTCATTTATTCCAAGGTTTTTTAAAGTTAGGTACTAAGATATTTGAAGTAGCAGGATATATTTATACAAATTTCGTTACACCATTTGTTAACTGGTTTGTAAATCTAATGGCTCCTGCAATAGCACCGTTAATGGATGCAATAGGTTTATTATTTGATAAGTTTAGCAATTTAATAGATTGGATGCTTAATGATGGTAAACCAGTATTGGATATTATAATAAGTCTAATAGGTGGTGCTGTAGGTTTAGCAGGTGCATTTAAAGCAGCTAAAACAGGAATTGAAATATTCAATGGTATAAAAACTGCAGTTGATCTTGTAGGTAAAGCATTTTTAGATTTAGATCCTAAAGCATTATTAATAAAGTTAGCTATTTCTGCACTTATAGGTACAGGTATTTATCTTATTACTCACTGGGATCAAATTAAAGCTAAAGCCAAGGAAGTATGGGATAATGTTCAAGAGAAATTCAATGGCTTTAAAGAATGGTTAGGTCATATATTTGTAACTGACTGGTCAAAGAACTTTGGTGGATTAGGCGATATACTAAATGGGCTTTTAGTAAATGTTCGTAACATATTCAATAGTGTAAAACAGATCTTCAGAGGTATACTTGACTTTATTACTGGAGTATTCACAGGGAACTGGAAAAGAGCTTGGAATGGAGTTAAAAATATATTTGGTGGTATTATGAATGAATTAAAGTCAGTTATAAAGACACCATTAAATGGAGTTATAAGTTTAGTCAATGCAGCTATAAGTGGATTGAATAGAATCTCTGTAAGTATTCCTGATTTTGTGCCTGGTTTCGGAGGGAAGAAATTTGGTATTAATATACCTAAAATACCATATCTTGCCAAAGGGGGGCTCATAGATAGTCCAACACTTGCAATGGTAGGCGAGCAAGGGTCGGAAGTAGTCTTGCCTCTTGAAAATAATACAGGAGCTCTTGATTTGATAGCAGAAAAAATAGGCTCTAGAATTGCAGGAAATAATACAGGAGGAAGCTCTTCAATTGAAAGTGTTGTGGTACAAATCGGAAATGATACTCTTACTAAGATATTCATAAGTGAATTGAAGAAAATCCAAAGACAAACTGGACAAGCAGTAATAAAGATTTAGGTGATAATATGTTAAAAATAAATAATGTAAATATAAAAGCACCATCAGTTTTTCAAGTTGATATTCAAGATATAGATGGTGAAAGTAATAGAAATGCTAAAGGAAAGTTATTAAGAGATAGAATAGCAGTAAAAAGAAAACTAAATTGTGAATGGCCACCATTGACATTTGACGAGTGTTCAAAATTATTGAATGCAGTTTCAGATGTCTTTTTTAATGTATATTATCCAGATCCAATGACAGGAAACTTTGAAACCAAAAGAATGTATGTTGGTGACAGATCAGTTCCTGCTCTATACATGAAGGATGGAAAAATGCTTTGGAAGGGCTTAAAAATGAACTTTATAGAAGAATAAGAAAGGATAATTAACTATGTTAAAGATAAATAAAACAATAAATCTAAGTGCTACAAGTGAGATAGAAGGTCAACCAGTAGTATATATGAATGCAAGTATATCTACAGATGGAAATACAAATGCAAATATAAATAAAAATGTCACTAATAAAGAGTTATATGACGCTAACAAAGAAGCTGTTAGAGAAGATATGAAACAATTTGAAACAGAAGTTTATAAAGTAGAGGATTCATTAAATACTAAAGAAAGAAGAGGTAGATAATTATGAAAATAACAAATAGAAGAATAGTAAATGATTCAAATTTTTTATCATCTTTAATGCATAGACAATTCCCTGTGAAGATTAGTTATGCGATATCTAAAAATATATCTAAATTAGAAAGTGACTTAAAAATATACAACTCTGAAAGAGAGAAGATAATAAATAAATATTGTAAAAAAGATGAAGAAGGGCATTTAGTAATTGATGAAAATAATAATTATAGCATTGAAAAAGAGCATATAGATATATGTAATAAAGAATTAAATGAGTTGCTAGATATTGAGGTAGATATAGATATACATAAATTTAAGTTAAATGATTTATTGCAATGTAATCTTGAAGTGTCACCTGCAGATTTAAGTTTAATAGACTATATGATAGAAGAATAAATTCAGCAATGAAAGAAGGTGACACAAAATGCAAAATGTAAGTTCATCTTATTTAGAAAAGATAAAAGAACCTTCAAGATCTTTTGAATGTAGAGTTACTATAGGAAATAATGTATATACTAATGCAGATATAATTAATATATCTATAGAGGATGTTCAACCTACAGATGGATTTACAATAGGTGCAGCAGTATCAAAAATTTTAGAATTAACATTAAGTACTAATAATATTATTTATAGCAATTCAAAAGTTAAACTTGAAATAGGACTTAATATAGGCTCAACTTTTGAGTATATACTAATTGGACATTTCCATATAGAAGATATTATACGTACTGATTATTCAACAAAATTAACTTGTTATGATAATATGATAAAGTTTGAAAAGCCTTATTTTAGTAATTTAGGCAAAACTTCATCATTAAAAAATATAATTAATGAGTTAGCTACAATTACAGGAGTAGAATTTACAGGAAGCCTTCCTTCTTATAATTTAAATAAGTTGGAAGGCTTTACTTGTAGAGAAATCCTTGGCTTTGTAGCCAGTATTTGTGGTGGAAATGCATATATCACTAGAGAAGGTAAATTTACTATAAAAACACCTGAAACTATAGATTATTCAATAACCAGTGATAATTATATAGATTTAAAATCAGAGGAAGATTTATATAAAGTAGGTGCAATTACTTGTAAGGCGAATGATAAAGAGTTTACAAAAGGAACTTTAAGTAATTCTTCTATGGAAATAACCTTTGAAAATCCTTGGGTCACTGAATCTATACTTACAGATATATATAATAAATTAAAAGGTTTTGAATTTATAGGCTACTCTATGAAGTGGCAAGGGGATTTTAGTCTAGATGTAGGAGATATTATCTCTATAACTGATACAAAGGGAAATACAAGGCAAGTGCCTATTTTTTCTCAAAAGTTTACTTATAACGGTGGACTTACTTCGGAAATAGGAGCAAAAGGTGAAAGTAAAACTAAAAATGAATTTAGTCCAACTGGTGATTTAAATAATAAAGTTAATAGAATTGTTACAGATCTTCTTATTGTAAATAAAGCTTTAATTAATAAGGCTGATATAGAAGATCTTAAAGCAGTTAATGCTGAAATAGAAAATTTAATTGCTGTAAATGTTACTATAACTGGAAAATTAAGTGCGATTGAAGGTGAGTTTGGAACTATAAAATCCGATGTAGCAACTATAGGAAATTTGACAGTAAATCATACAGCTCAAATAAATGATTTAATAGCTAACAGTGCAACTATAACTCAACTCGAAGCTGTATCCGCCCAAATAGGTATAGTCCAAGCCGATGTAGGTAAAATAAATACCTTATTAGCTGGGAATTTAACCGGAGAAAATTTCCAAGCTGGTGGTATTACCTCGGATAAATTAACCATAGCAAATGGTTTTATAACTAACGCTATGATAGCTAACCTAGATGTTTCTAAGATTAATGCTGGTGATATTTCTACTAATAAATTTAGAATTAAATCTGATAATGGTGGCATAGAGATTGTAGGAGCTACTCAACAGTTCAAGGATAAAAATAATAGAGTTAGGATACAAATGGGACAAGACACTCAAGGTAATTTTAATTTTATTATTCGTGGTGAAGATGGCGAAAGTGTATTAATAGATCATACAGGAATTAAAGAAAAAGCTATAACAGATGATCTAATCAAAAGTAATATGATAGCTCAAGATGCTATAGGAGAGAAACAAATTAACTATAACAGCTTTGTTACTGGATTTAATAAAGATACTAATACACAAAAGATAGCAAGTTCTAAGGTTCTCTTAAATAGTGAAAATCAAACCTTAGATGTGGCATTTAATACACTTTCTACAACAGTAAAAAATATAGACTTTGGTGGTAGAAACTTATTAGCTAATACTGCTACTAGTAAAGATATAGTAAGTGCTGGTCAATTCAATAAAACAGGTGCTCGCTATATTTTTGTCGACAGCGTTAACTACTTTGAGCATATAAAAGGCAAAGAAATCACAGTAGCGTTCGATTGGGAATACATAGGAGATACACCTAGTGGTGTATTTTACTTACAAACTAACGAACCACAGTATTTATCATTTGAAAGAGTTACAATATCAAATGATAATGTAAAAGGTGTATATACAATTACAAAAAAAATAAATTCTGATAAAGATACCAATGGAGTATATATAAGAACAGATGAAATGCATGGCACTTTAAAAATATCTAAAATTCGACTTGTTTTAGGTAATAAAGAAATCGGATGGATACCTGCTCCAGAAGATACAGATCAAGCTATAACAAACGTAAAAACAGTTATAGAGTCACAGTCAACTACTATTAGTGTTATGCAAGGGCAGATAAGTGCTGCTATTAATAATACTCAAATAGTAAAAGATGGACAAACGGTACTGCTTAAAGATGATTATAATAGGACCGTACAGACTATTGATAGTATTAAATCGACTATAGGAAGTCATACAACTACAATTAATGAGCATACAGGACAAATTACAGGCGTTCAAACTAAAACAAATGAACTTGAAAGAAATCTTAATAGTTTTACAAGTCGTTTAGCAACTACTGAAACAAAAGTAACTGAACATACAACAGAATTGGCAAAAGTTGATAATAAAATAAATAATATACAAATAAGTACTCGAAACCTATTCTTAAATGCTACAGATTATAGTGGCTCACAATGGCAACATGGCAATATAAATATAACTACCAATACTTATAAAGGAAGTAAAATTTATACGACTTCATTAGCGTGGGGAGCAGCTAGATATTATATATCAGACTTAATATCAAGAGGTGTATTAGAGCTTAATACAGATTATACTATAAGTTGTTATGCTAGAAGTTCTGCTTCAACGTACTCTCCGATATTAGGTTTCTTTGGAAATAGTTCTTATCATACAAAACATGGTTCTAGTTTAGGAACTGTAACAACAGAGTGGAAACAGTATTCAGCAACATTCAGATTTACTGATATTACAGTCACTAACTATAATATCAGAATCGAACCAACTACAGCATCTGCAAACGGAGAAACTTTACAAGTGTGTGGTTTACAACTTGTAAAAGGTAATAAAATAGGTGATTGGACACCTGCACTAGAAGATATAGATCAAGCTATAACAGATGCTAAGGATAATGCAGTTAATACTTCTAAAGATTATGTTAATGGAGAAGTAGTAAAAATTAATAAGACTATTACTAACACAAATAGTAAAGTAAGTGCAATCGAGCAAAATATAAATGATATCACTCTTAAAGTATCTACAGTAGAACAAAGTCAAACAACAATAAATGGACAAGTTACAACTTTACAAAGCAAAATGTCTGACGTGGAAAGTAAAATAACTAAAAATGCTATTACAAATGTAGTTAGAGAAAGTTTCTACACTAAAGATGAAATAAATAGTAAGGGTTATCAAACAGAATCCCAAGTACAGCAGACCGTTAATGCTTTTGAACTTAAATTCACACAAACTGGTGGATATAACATAGTTGAAAACTCAACAGGATATGGAAATAATAAAAACGGCTGGGGTAATACATCTAATAGTACGGGAAAAATATATACTGGTTTAGATACTGGCGTAAAAATATTAGAAACTGGATACTATTTCCGATTACAACGAGATGGAGAAACTTCAACTAGTGCTAATGCAGGTGTTTCAAGAAGATTTAAATTGAAACCTAATACAACATACACAGTTTCAGCTAAAATAACTAGTTCAACAAATGCTGCAGGTATTAAGGTAATGGTTAGAACTTCAGACACAATTTCATATACAGAGGTTGATAATAGAAAAGATTTTGATACAACCCATGTCATTTATAATGGTAAACCAAATGGATGGCAAAAAGTATCATTAACATTTACTACAGGAGCAAATGTTAAATCAGGTTTATTTTATATAGATCATTTAGGATATATAGCAAATGATACTTCTATTAATACAAATAGAGTATACTGGGGGGATGTTTGTATATATGAAGGTAGCATTGATTTGCCTTGGAGCCCACATCCTAACGAAGTCTATGGAGGTATAACAAGTATAGATAGAGATGGTATCACCGTTACATCAAGTAATGTTAGATCTAAGACTACAATGTCAGCGAATGGATTTAAGATAACTAAAACAGATACAAACACAGATGTGTTTAAAGTCAATTCTGATGGTAGATTATCTCTAATTGGAGAATATACGTCATATGATGGCAATAGAAAAGCTGGTTATTTCGGAATGAATGAAATCAAATTCTACAATTGGTGGTCAGATACTAATGAAGAAGTAGCATATTTCTATGGTGGAAAAACAAGTAGTAACAAAAGATCTGCAGACATTGTTGGAAAGGATATGTTCTCTATCGGTATTGGATCACCTTCGAGTGGTACTAAAATAATGGAAGGTAACTCAAGTTTATTAGAAATATATAAAGATACTGACTTTAATGGTGGAGCTTTAACCAATGTTAGAAAAATAAATTATGATGTTACTTATGATACATGGATTAACAAATTATATATAAGAAGTAATCATATAAATACAAATATGCCAAGTGGGTACTTACATTTAAATTACTGGAAGGGTGGAAATACTACATCAACTTCAACTCATGTCAAGGTCGGCAATGGTAATAATGATGATGCTAATGGAGCATTAACATGTGGGAACTTTAAAGCTACAGGAACTAAAAACTGTATAGTAGAAACAACTGTAGGCTATGTAGGTATAAATGCATATGAAACTGCAGACTGCTATTTTGGAGACGTTGGAGAAACGATCCTAGATAGCGAGGGCTATTCGTATGTATATATAGATTCAATTTTCGCAGAAACTGTAAATACACAAAGAAAGTACCAAGTATTTTTAAGTGTATATGGAGAAGGTACTGCTAATGTAGTAGAAAGAACACCTATATACTTTGTCATTAAAGGGACACCAGGAGTGGAGGTTGGGTATGAATTAAAAGCTAAAAGAAAAGGATATGAAGATCATAGACTTGAGAGAGAAGTTAATAACTGGAAAATAGGAGAAAATCATGGTTTAGATGAAGATTATAACCATGAAAGAATTGAGTTTAATAGGAAAATAGAGAATATCATTAATGAAGAAGTTATAAAAGATATTGAAAATGAAACTTTACAAGAATTTATATCAAGTGAAGTTGAAAGATCAATAGAAAATATAGAATTATTGAAAACAATAGAGGAGGATATATTAAATGAAAATATTAACTAGTTTTAGTGTAATAAAAATGAGCGAAGGATTAAGATTATCTTATACATATACAGAAATAGATCCAAATACAGGGGTTCCTATAAATAACAATGCACAGGAGAGTAGATTTATAGTTCAAGATGAGTTAAAGACAAACTCAAATAACATAATGAAATATATTCAAGATAACTTTTTAATGTAGAGTCTTATTAATTTAGTAAAAATAAGACTCTTTTTTTAATAAAAAAGAGGAGGATTAACATGGAAGAAAATTTAAATCAAGTAAAAGTCTTTATAGTAGGATTGTTTGCAGCAATAACAAGTTTTTTAGGAGTATTGGCAATACCAGTATACATATTAGTTTCATCGAATGTTATAGACTATATTACTGCTATTATAGCAGCACCTAGCAGGGGGCAAAAAAAGTCCTCTGCTATTTCTTTTAAAGGGATAAAAAAGAAAGTATCTATGTGGCTCTTAGTATATGTAGGTGTACTATTAGATCAATTATTAATATATACATCAACTGCAATAGGTATAGCACTACCATTTAATTTCTTAATTGCTTGTATAGTAGCTTTATGGCTATGTGCAAATGAAATAATAAGTATCTTAGAAAATCTTAATGACATACTAGGCGAAGATATGCCTAGTTTTTTATTGCCAATGGTTAAGAACATTAGAAGTCAAGTAGAAGAAAAAGTAAATCTTAAGGAGGTAGAGTAATTATGAGTAAATATTTAGTATTAGGTGATGGTGGACATGCAGAGAAGGTAGCAGGTAAATGTGCTCCTGACAAATCTTTATATGAATGGAAGTTTAATCAAGAGGTTGACACAAAAATGGAAAAAAGATGTAAGGATCATGGTATAGATTATTATCAAACTAATCCATCACCTACAGGTAAAGATGAAATGGGATTAAGTAAAAGGGCAGAACTTGCAAATGCACATTGGAAGAAGTTAGGTAAGCCAAAAGCTCTACTTATGAGTTATCATGCTAATGCTTATTATTTTGAAGATGAAAATGGTAAAAAGAAAGTAGAATTTAATAGTGTTAGGGGTACAGAAACTTTTGTTGGTTCTAATGCTAGTACAAACTCTAAGAATGCTGCAAAATATATACAAGACGAAATAGTAAAAACTATGAGGTCTTTAGATAAAGAAGCCAAGGATAGAAAAGTTAAAATAGAAGACTGGACTGTAATATATAAAGCTCAAATGCCATCTATATTAATTGAATATGGTTTCTATACTAATAAAGCTGATATTAAAATATTAAAAAATAATGTAGATGATCTAGTTGAAGCAACTATGAAAGGTGTATGCAAATACTTTGGTATTACATATAAAGCACCTAAAA